TGGATCTCGGTGGATATCGAGATCTGGCACAAGGAATAGGAGACGCCATGCCTAGAAAGAAAAAAGAACCTGCGAAGGCTCCCAAGTATGAGACACAGGAACCGAAATACATCCTTAAACCATGGAAGGGCATGCAGCACTACGAATGCACCCTGTGTTCCTTCGATACGTTTAGCACGAGTGCGATCTTCGATCATATCGCTTCCCACCAACTGGTCAGCAGAAAACCTGTCCAGCCTGTGGAGGCCCAGCAGAATCCCGAGCAGGCAGGCGAAGCCTTCGAAGTCGAACTGGAGGAACTCTCCAGCTTTACTGATGCAGAAGGCAACCAGCACAAACAGTACACACTTAATAGGAGAGCAACATGAGCGATGCAATTTCTTCCTTTGGCACCCTGTTGAAAATGGGAGACGGTGTCACGCCCACCCAGGTCTTTGCCAGCATCGCCGAACTGGGCGATCTGGATGGACCTGATGAGAGCCTGGCCACCGAAGAGGTGACCAATCACGGCTCGCCCAATGGACGCGACGAGTACATCGGCACGATCCTGAGCGGTGGTGAGGTGAGCTTCGCGCTCAACTGGCTGCCCACGCAACCCACCCACGCGGCCTTGCGCCAGGCCATGGTGCAGCGCCGCTTGACCAGCTTCCAAATCATCTTCCCTGGGACAGGCGAGGAAGGGTATCAGTTCAAGGCACTGGTGACGGGCATCAAACCCAAAGCGCCTGTGGAAGGCAAGCTGGCCGCGGACGTGAAGATGCGCATCTCGGGCGACGTGACGGAGCTGTAGCCATGCTGACCCGTGACCAGATCCTGCAAGCCAATGACATTCAAACCGAAGAGGTCTCCGTCCCAGAGTGGGGTGGAGCGGTGAGGGTGCGCGCCCTGGATGGCGAGGAACGCGATGCGCTCGAAGCCAGCATGATCCAGGGCAAGGGCAGGAACGCCCAGGTGAACCTCAAGAACCTGCGCGCCAAGCTGGTGGCGCGTTCCATCGTGGATGAGAAAGGCAAGCGCATCTTCAGCGATGAGGATATTCCCGCCCTGGCCAGGAAGAGCGCGGCGGCGTTGACGCGTGTGTACGAGGTGGCCCAGCGGCTGAGCGGCATCACCCCCGATGACGTGGACGAACTGACAAAAAACTCCAAGCCCGCCCAGAGCGAAAGTTCTGGTTCGAGTTAGCCCTAGCGCTGGGCGGGCGAAGCGTGGCTGAATGGCAGCAGTCGATGAGCAGTCGTGAGTTTGCAGAGTGGATGGCCTTCTCGCGCTTGCAGCCTTTTGGCGAGTGGCGCAAGGACTATCGCATAGCCACATTGGCTGCGGTGCTGGTCAACGCGCTGACACGTACCAAGGACAGCGACCCTGTCCATCGGCCCGAGGAATTCATCCCCGACTTCGAACGAGCCCTGGATGAGCAGGCAGCGATCCCTGAAGAGGTGCGCCTGGTCGATAAGGTCCGCAGCGTGTTCAGTGGATTCCTGAAGAAGCCATGACGACCATCGCAACCTTGGCAGTGAGATTGATCGCGGATGCAGGCGGATTTTTGAGCGCGATGGACCAGGCAGAAAGCAAGACCCAGACCTGGTCTGCCAGCGTGTCTCGGAGCATGAAGGAAGTGGGGGGCAACATCACCGACTTCGGACAGAACATGACCGTCAAGGTCACTCTGCCGATCCTGGCTGCGGGTGCTGCGGCCATCAAGTACGGCAGCGACCTCGAGGAAACCAGGAACAAGGTCAGCGTGGTCTTTGGGGCTATGTCGCAGGACATCTTCGCCTGGAGCCAGGTCTCGGATACAGCCCTGGGACTCTCGCAACAGAAAGCCCTGGACGCGGTGGGCATCTTCGGTGCTATGGGCCAATCGGCTGGACTGAATGGCGAAGCGAATCTCAAGTGGTCTGAGTCCCTGGTGCAGCTGGCCGCAGACTGGTCCAGTTTTTACAACCTGAATCCGACCGATGCGCTGCTTGCTCTGCAAAGCGCAGCCGCTGGACAGTATGAACCGCTGCGGCGTTTGGGCATTGTGCTCAACCAGGCCACCCTCGAAGCGAAAGCCATGCAGATGGGCTTGATGGAGGAGGGCGGTGTCTTGAGCGATGCGGCCCGCTACCAGGCCTTGTATGCTTTGTTGGTGGAGAAGAGTTCTGCGGCCCAGGGAGATTTCGCCCGCACCGCAGATGGCGCAGCCAACCAGGCGCGCATCGTGCAGGCCCAGTTCGAGAACGCAGCGGCCACCCTCGGCCAGCAACTGCTCCCATACTGGGTCCAGCTACTTGGGCTGCTGAGCCAGGCCATCACCTGGTTCCAGCAACTGACGCCCGAACAGCAGAAATGGATCGTGGTCATCCTGGCCGTGGTGGCAGCCATCGGGCCTTTGCTGATCGTGATCGGCTCGTTGATTACAGCCATCGGCGCGATCATCGGCGTGATCGGAGCCATCATGGCTCCTGTGCTGATCGTGATTGCGGTCATCGCGGCCTTGATCGCCATCGGATATTTGCTGTATCAAGCCTGGACAAACAACTGGGGCGGGATCCAGGAGAAGACCCAGTCAGTGATCGACTTCGTGAAGGCCCTGATCGCTGGCGGTCTGCAGTTCATCCAGGATCTGACCAGCGGGAAGTTGGGTTGGATGAGCCAGTACTGGAATAACGTCTGGACCATGATCCTGACCGTGGTCAACACCGTGATCGCCAACATCCAACTGTATGTTCAAGCCTTCCAGGCAGCCATGAGCGGCGACTGGTACCGCTTCGGCGAGATCCTGCGTCAGATCTGGGACAACAGTTGGAAGATGATTGGCACGATCCTGAGCCTGGCCTGGAGCAACTTCAAGATCCTGATCTCCACGGCAGTGACGAACATCATCGCCTTCTTCCGCGACACGGACTGGGGTTCGGTGGGCACGAACATCGTGCAGGGCATCGCCAACGGCATTCGCAACTCGCTGGACTGGATCATGGATGCAGCCATTGCAGCGGCCCAGGCTGCGCTGGATGCAGCCAAAGGTTTCCTCGGGATCCAGTCGCCCTCGAAGGTATTCGAGATGCAGGTCGGCTGGCAGATGGCCGCGGGCACCGCCAGGGGCTGGGAGCAAGGCCTGGACCGTCTTCTGCCTGGTGCGATGGGCGGACTCGCTCCTGCGTTTGTTTCCGACGTCGGAAATGGGTTCGGGGCTGTCAGTTCAGCGGGTGGTCGCGCGGGATCGATCCACGTGACCGTGGAGAATCGCCCGCTCTTGAGTCTGGGTGATCGCTATGAAGCCGAGCACGTTCTCAAGCCCATGTTACAGGACCTGCTGCGTGAGCTCGGCGTGGAGACTAAATAATGCCTGTTTATGGTGACTTCAAGTATGGCCAGGAAAAGTACGGCCCCTCGGCGCTGGATCGCCTGCGCCTGGCGTTGCAGATGGATTGGGATGGGGACGGGATCTATGACCACGACAACCTGGCTCTCTCCCTGGAGTCCCTGTCCATCACGCGCGGCAGACCCTACTTCATCCGCAAGGATGGGTCGGGCTTCGAGAAGTTGGACGTGGGCAAGTTACGCGGCACGTTGACCAATACCGATGGGCGCTTCAACGTGGAGAACGAAGCCAGCACATACTATCCCTACATCCCCGTGGGCAAGCTGATGAAACTGATGGCGAGCACACCCGGATCCGTGCGGACCTCGGTGTTCACGGGCACGGTCGAGGACATCGTGCCTGATTCGCGTACTGCCAGCAAGGCCTCCATCTCCTGTGAGGATGGCGTGCGCTTCCTGGACCAGACCGCCAGCGTCTCGGTGCGCTCTGGGGTGCGCGTGGACCAGATCATCCCGCTGGCGCTGGAGGCCGTGAATTGGCCTGCACAATGGAGCAGTCACGTGGACATCGGGGCAGAGGTCAAGCCCTACTGGTGGATGGACCGAGAGAATGTGCTCAATGCTTTGCATGATGTGGTGGGCAGCGAACTGGGCGGCCTGTGGCTGGGCAATGATGGCTCGCTGAAGTTCCGCAGCCGATATGCATCCCCGAGCGTGGTGGCCAGCCTGACAACCAACGACTTTGTGTTGGGATCCATCGAAACGCCCCGACCCTGGGAGGTGGTGCGCAACTCGCTGAGGGTGAACGTGTATCCGCCTCTCCTGCAAACGGCTGTGGAAGTGTGGCGCTGGCAAGAGACCGTTCAGCTGAACGCAGGCGAGAGCCGAACCGTGTGGGCCAACTTCGCCTACGCTGGCGTGAGTGTGCCGATCAATAACTTCATCCCGCCCGTGGCCACCACCGACTACCTGGCTAACGCGAACTCGGATGGCAGCGGGACCAACCGAACCGCCAACATCACGGTGACGGTCCTGTCTGTTTTCTCAGGCTCGGCGAAATTACGCCTGACCAACACGGGCGCTACGTCCGCCTGGATCACGCTGATGCGCACGCGCGCGGATGCCATCACCGTGCCCGACGAGACCTTCGTGGATGCAGAGGATAGCTCCAGCATCCAGCGCTATCAGCGGCGCACCTTCGAGCTCACCTCGCGCTGGTTTCAGGACAGCGAAGTGGCGCAAAGCCTGACCGACTTCATGGTCTCCTTCCTGGCCTCGCCGCGTTTGTTTGTGCGCGGCGTGATCGCCAACAACCTGGACTTGCAGTTCGGGATCGATCTGGGCGATGCCGTGGATCTGTATATCCCCGAGAAAGGTATCAACGGCACCTATCGCCTTGCCTGGCTCGATCACAAGAGCCGCGACCGCAACTTGCGCGTGTTCGACACCACCCTGCTGTTCGAGCCGTTCTTCGACCTGAGCGGAAATTACTGGCAGTTCGACAGTGCGCAGGTCGGGATCTCGACCATCTTTGCGCCCTGATGGAGAAGCGTATGACCAGAATTATCAGTGCCAAAGA